TCAAAGTCAAAAACGGCATTATAGCTAGCGGTAATATCACTTCTAGTAACGGTGGTTTTATTTTTGATGCAACAGCTAATACCTTATCTGTAGGAGGATCTACAGTTGCTTTTGCTTCAATCGTAAACTCAGTACAATCAAATGTTACTTCTCTTACCACCTCGGTAAATACTATCAAAGCTAACGTAGATTCAGTACAAAGTAACGTGGCTACGGCTGTTACTAACATCAATACTGTACAATCTAATGTTACAACGCTTACTACGTCAGTAAATACTATACGATCTAATGTAAACTCAGTACAAAGTAACGTGGCTACTGCTGTTACTAATATTAATACAGTACAGTCTAACGTTACAAGCCTTACTACGTCTGTAAACACTATAGCTGCTAACGTAAACTCAGTACAAGGTAACGTTACAACACTTACTACGTCTATAAATACGATCAAAGCTAACGTAGACTCAGTGCAGGGTAATGTAACTTCTTTAACTACGTCAGTAAATACTATTAAGGCTAACGTAGACTCAGTACAGAGTAACGTGGCTACGGCTGTTACTAATATCAATACAGTACAGTCTAACGTTACAACGCTTACTACATCAGTTAATACTATAGCTGCTAACGTAAACTCAGTACAAGGTAACGTTACAACGCTTACCACTTCAGTAAATACTATTAAGGCTAACGTAGATTCAGTACAGAGTAACGTAGTTAATATAACTAATGGCACTACTGCTTTTACTGGTAACATAACTATGAACCGCGACTTAACTGTTAGCGGTAATCTAGTAGTAGGCGGTGCTACCTCAACAATACTGACTACTGATACAGTATTAAAAGATCGTGTAATTACTCTTTCTAATGGCGCTGCAGCTGCAACTTTTGATACTGGTATATATATTAGTCGCGGTACTAGCGGTAATGTGTTTATAGGTTTTGACGAAAGTACAAAAGAATTTGCTTCATTTTACACTAATGATGCAGCTAGTAATGCTGTAACTGACTTTACTGTAGCTGCTTATGCTAATGTTCATTTCAATAACATAACTGCGGATGGTTTAATAGATGGAGTAGATATAGCGCTATTACAAACAGGTGTTAACGGTATTAAAGCTAACGTAGATTCAGTACAATCAAATGTTACTTCTCTTACCACGTCTGTAAATACTATACGATCTAACGTAAACTCAGTACAAAGTAACGTAGCTACAGCTGTTACTAATATTAATACAGTACAAAGTAACGTTACAACGCTTACTACGTCAGTTAACACCATAGCCGCTAATGTAAACTCAGTACAGTCAAACGTTACAAGCCTTACTACATCTACCAATACTATACTAGCTAACGTAAACTCAGTACAAGGTAACGTTACAACCCTTACTACTTCAGTTAACACTATAGCTGCTAATGTAAACTCAGTACAGAGTAACGTTACAACCCTTACTACGTCAGTTAATACCATTAAAGCTAACGTAGATTCAGTAGCTTCCAACGTAGCTAGCATTATAAGCGGTGCTACAGCCTTTACTGGTAATATCTCTGCTCCTCGTGCAATCCTTAATACACAGCTACAGATAGGTTCAAATGCTACTTCTTCCGTAGGTACAGGTGCTACAACAATCTTTACCTTCCCAGGTGCTACATATCGTGGTGTTGATCTGACACTTCTAGTACAAGATGTTACCAATTCTCAGTATCAGTTATCTAAAATGTTAATAGTTCATAACGGAACCGTAGTAGACTTTACAGAGTATGCTATGTTGAGTACTAACAATAATGATCTTACTGGCTTTACTGCTGCTATAGATGGAAGTTCTGTTGTTACTGTAGTATCTACAGGCGGTAGTGCGAATAAAAAGATCACAGTTTCAGCTCAATATATAATTCAGTAATGGCAATTGTATACAATACTAGCATAGTTAGATCAGGGTTAGTGTTGCATTTAGATGCAGCTAACCCAAAGTCTTATCCAGGGTCTGGAACTGCTTGGCGTGATTTGAGCGGTGTTGGTAACAACGGTACTTTAACTAATGGGCCAACATACAGTTCTAGTAATAACGGTGCAATAGTATTTGATGGTTCAAATGATTATATGACAGCAAGCCCTTTGCCATCAGGCACTAACTTATTTACAATTAGTGTTTGGATGTATCTAAGTGCAAATATTAATGGTGATTATGGCGGCAGTGTGAAGGGCGCTATAATTTTTTCTGGTAATGCAGTGGGTACTTATGAATTGACTTTGACCACCTCTGGGGCAACTGCGGGTCCGCCGTATGCTATGACATTGGGTAGATACGGAGGGGATGCAACTGGAACGTGTACTGTATCTGGTATTAATATGCCAATTCAACAGTGGCATAATGTCGTTGTACTAAGGGACGGAGCATCTTCACAGAAAATGTATCTCAATGGTGTATTATTAGCTTCCGGTAATATTTCAACAAGTATGACTGCTGGAACACTACATATAGGCGGTGCCCCGGCAAATGCAAGTTTTGTGGGTTATATGAATGGAAATTTTTCAAATATAACACAGTACAATCGTGCTCTAACTGCGTTAGAGATTAGTCAGAACTTTGAAGCTACTCGTGGAAGGTATGGAATATGAGCCTAAGTCATGGAACTAGCATAGTTAGATCAGGACTTGTGCTAAATCTAGATGCAGGTAATATAAAGTCGTATCCTGGATCTGGTACTACTTGGCGTGATTTGAGTGGTAATGGAAATAACGGGACACTAACCAATGGTCCGACTTATAGTAGCTCTAATAAGGGTTCTATTGTATTTGATGGATCTAATGATTTTGTTCAGTGTTTAGGGTCCCTCACAGTAACGGCAGCAACATTTGTATGTTGGATAAGAAGAAACGGAAGCCAAGACGCATATGATGGTATTTTGCTTTCCAGAGGAACATTAAATACTACTGGAATAAATTTTTATTCATCTAATCAACTTGGATATCATTGGAACGATGCTGGTAATACTTATTCTTGGGCAAGTGGATTAACTGTGCCAGATTTGACATGGTGTATGGTTGCGGTTTCTGTTACAAGCACAGCAGCAACAGCCTATCTAGGCCAAGCAAGCGGAATCACTACTGCTACTAATACAGTATCTCATACTAGCACAGTTCTAGACGATATAAAACTTGCCCTTGATGATGTTACTACTAGATATTTTACTGGAAACCTAGCAATAGCTCAACTTTATAATAGAGCTTTATCAGCAGCAGAAATTCAACAAAATTTTGAAGCTATTCGCGGAAGGTATGGAGTATGAGTTGTTTTGTAGGCCCTGAACCAGTAAATAATGGACTAGTGCTGCACTTAGATGCCTCTAACCAAAGGTCGTATCCTAGATCAGGTACCGCTTGGAACGATCTTAGCGGTGTAGGTAATAACGGCACCTTAACCAATGGCCCAACTTATGATAGTACAAATAATGGTTCTATAGTATTTGATGGTACAAATGATAGAGTACATATAGTATCAACATCTAGAAAATACTCGTGGGCTCCCGTAGGAACTACTGGTCATAAAATTCTATCAATAGAATGTTGGGTCAAAACATCAGATACGGCAGGAAATATTATATCAAAACCTTGGAATGGTTCTGGTAATTATAACTATAGAATAACAGCATCAGCCTTTATTACGCAAGTTGCCACATTTCATTCTCTTTCATTTACTTCAATCGCAGATGGGAATTGGAAACACATTGTCGCAATTGCAAATGAAACGCAGAAAGCTGTATATGTAAATGGTGTATTATCTATTGGATATACGAATCATAGTGAAATTTCAGACGCACCATCTTCCGGTGATTTAAATATTTCTCTTACGTTAATGAGTTTATATCCATATGATGGTGATCCCACGTCAAGACCAGAGCAAGCAATTCTAGGAGGTGCTTCAATATTTAAAATATACAACCGTGCTCTAACTGCGTTAGAAATTACACAAAATTTTGAAGCAACAAGGAGCCGATATGGCATTTGAAGATAGAAAATATATAATAATACCAGCTGCAGAAATTGCAAATGTAGACTTTACACAGGTGTTAGAAACAAGTGCTGAAACCTGTCGTTACAGCGTAGATGGTACTAAAACTTTTATAAAATATGAAGGTGATATGCCCTCAAGCATTTCTACTATAGCAAACAAAAGCCAAGAATACTCTTATGGTGAAATTTTAGAACTTCTTTCTTCTCTAGAATGGACTTCATCAATAGAAGAACTATAAATAAAAATCTATACATATGGGGAAAGTGAACCATGTCAGAAAAATTCTTTAAAGTAAAAAGCGGTATAACTACTGCTAACATAACGTTTAATAATAAAACAGTAAATTCTAATCTGCAGATTAGTTATTTACAGTCTAACGTGCTATCGTTCAGTGGTTCGTCTGGTCAGCTATTTTCTATAGCTGATACTATGACTGGTACTATATTTGCTGTTAATGATATTTCCGGCGTACCATCTATAGAAGTGTACGATACAGGCGATGTTAGGTTAGCAGAAACATTTGGCAATGTGTTGATCGGTTCTGCAACTAATCCTAGTAACGTTAAGCTATATGTTAATGGTGCTGTAGGTATAACAGGTGCTATATATGCTAATGGGTCTGTAGGTACGTCTGGTCAGGTTCTTACTTCTAATGCTAATGGAATATTCTGGTCTTCCGTTGCTACTGCAGCTTCTATTAACTTAGTACAAAGTAATTTAACAAGCCTTACTACATCTGTAAATACTATAGCTGCTAACGTAAACTCAGTACAAAGTAACGTGGCTACGGCTGTTACTAATATTAATACAGTACAAAGTAACGTAACTAATATAACTAATGGCACTACAGCTTTTACTGGGGTTACTACCACTTTTAATAGAAATGTAGTGGTAAGCGGGAACGTAACAATAGGCACAAATACATCAAATACACTAATTATAGTAGGATCTATCGATCTAGGTGTTCTTACATAAATAAGTTGACTACTAAATTTTAACATGGTATAAGGAATGACATGACACAAAAAGTTTCAGCATATATGGGCGGCCTCGGCCTAGATGCAACCAATAAATTTAAAGTTGAGTCTAATGCCACAGTAACTGTTGGCAATGGTACAAGTACAGGTAATGTGCAAGTAGGCGGTACTGTAGTAGTAGGAAACAATCTTACTGTCGGTGGTACTTTTGACCTTGGCGCACTTACGTAAACTAATAAATTTTAAGGAGTAAATAATGGCTACACAGCTACAATTTAGAAGAGGTACAACAGCACAGAATAATTCATTTACTGGAGCTGCTGGTGAGATCTCTATTGATACAAGTTCTAAAAACCTTAGAATTCACGATGGATCTACTGCTGGTGGTTATGAAGTTATTCCTGCAGGTACTATAGTAGCCTATGGTGGAGCTACTGCTCCTGCTGGGTGGTTACTTTGCGATGCTACTGCCGTTTCTCGTACAACTTATGCTAGGCTATTTGCTGTTATCGGTACTGGGTTTGGAGTTGGTGATGGTACTACAACTTTTAACCTTCCTGAAATGCGTGATCGCCTTACTCTAGGTAAAGGCACTAATAATGCTACTCTAGGTGCTACAGGTACAGCTGCTGCCGCAAGTGGCACTATCACTTCTTCTAACATCACAGGTGTACTAACTGCTGCTTCTAATACAGGTACAAGTACTACGGGTACAGGAACTAGTGGTGGAACAGTAGCAGTTATTCCAGCAGCTACTTATACTACTGTTGCAAGTAATACTGGTACAGGTACTACTGGTGCAAGTTCTACTGTTGCAGGTGCTACTGTTGCAAGTAATACTGGTACAGGTAATACTGGTACAGGTACTACTGGTTCTACTACTCAAACTATCACAGTGGGTACTGCGAGCGTTGCTGCTTCTGCAAAAGACTCCTCACTAGCTACTGTAGTAAATTCTGTTAATACTGCTGGTCACACTCATACCATCCCTGCTCTTACAGTTCCTGCTCTTACAGTTCCTGCTCTTACTGTTCCTGCTCTTACCATCCCTGCTCTTACTGTTCCTGCTCTTACCATTCCAGCACTTACTATACCTACTATGAACACTGCCTCGCATACTCACACTATACCGGGACTTTCTATTCCAGCACTAACCATTCCAGCACTAACTGTAGCAAATCACACAACTACTATCGTCTTACCTTATGAAGTTACAAACTTCATTATTAAGTTGTAATGCTATGGCAGAGATTAGAGAACTAGATCAAATTCGTTCAGAGCTAGACAGATTACACGATAGAACTACTAGTAATAGCACTGAAATTTCTTCTCACGAAGCTGTGTGCGAAGAGCGCTATAAACACATTTCTCAAACCTTAGAAGATATGTCCACCAACATGTCTCAGCTTCACAGCGCTATAGCTACTCTTCAAGAGCTAGCTACTCGAGGCAGAACTTCTATTGCTACCCTATTATGGGTAGGAGGTGCAGTAGCCGCCATAACAGGCTACTTTTTAATGGTATCAGATTATTTTACAAAATGAGCTTTTTTAGACTTCCGATTGATAAACTGCTAGAAAAACTTCCAAGACCTGTAGAGTTTAATGAGTCTCAAAAGGCTATGATTGACGGTCTTAATGAGCATCGCTTCTTTGTACATATTGCTGGTCGTCGTACTGGTAAGTCTTACGGAGCTGCTATTCTAGCTTTTGCTAAACTACTAGAGCCTGGACAACAGGTAATGGTTGTTGCTCCTAACTTCTCTCTTTCTTCTATTATCTGGGATTATGTTACTGATTTAATTAGACAAATGGATATTGAAGTTGAAAAATTTAACCAAAAAGATAAAGTTGTTAAGCTTATAAACGGTTCTATATTTAGACTACTATCTGCTAATAACCGTGACTCATTAGTTGGTCGTGCTGCTAATCTACTAATCGTAGACGAAGCTGCAATTATTCCTAACGATGAATACTTTACTAGAGACCTTAGACCTGCGCTATCTACTTTCAAAGATTCTAGATGCTTATGGATTTCTACACCACGTGGTAAAGGTAACTACTTATACGATTACTTCTTACGCGGGGATGATCCTGAGTTTGAAGACTGGGGCTCAGCTAAGTTTAGCTGGAGAGCTAACCCTCTATTATCTGAGAAAGACGTAGAAGAAGCTCGTAAAGCTATGACTAAGGCACTATATTTACAAGAATATGAGTGCGAATGGACTACTACTGAGTCACAGATATTTGATGCTATAAGTGAAGAAAAGCATATAATAGACTGTGCTGACCAAAGTTACTCTGAAGTAATAGCAGGACTAGACGTTGGTTATAGAGATGAGAACGTATTTGTAGTTATTGGCTGTTCTGACGAAAAATACTATATACTAGACGAGTATGTATCTAAAGAATCTACCACCTCAGAGCTAGCTAAGGTTATAAAAGAAAAGATAGATCAATGGGGAATAGAAACTATATACATTGACTCTGCCGCACAGCAGGTAAAAGCTGATTTTGCTTATGATTTTGATATCTACTGTGAGAATGCTATTAAATCTGTTAATGATGGTATAACATTCTTACAGTCTTTGCTAGAGAATGATAAGATATTTTTTGATACCGAGGGTGCTTCTCACACATTTGGAGCTATGTCCGCTTATTCTTGGAATCAGAATACTGAAATACCTAAACCTGTACATAATTGGGCTTCTCACCCTTGCGACGCTGTTAGATATGGTATATATACACATCATAAAATGAGTGGTATGAGCATATATGCTTAGAGTAGTTATCTTAAACTATAAAAGGCCAGATAATGTACATAAGATAATATCAGCCTATAAAGATAAGTTCCCTATTACCGTTATAAATAATAATCCATCTGAACATTTTCCTGTGCTTGGCGGAGATATTGATGTTATAAATAACGATACAAACTATAAGTGTATGGAGCGTTGGCTACGTTGTTACGAATATCCAGAACCGTATAAACTGGTATTAGACGATGACTTACTACCTTCTATTGATACTATAAAGCGCATGTATAAGAAGAATGAGCCTATGGTTGGTATATATGGTAAGTCTAATGTAGATAAAGCTACTAGTTACTCTACTTTAATAGATCACTGGTGCGTAGACGCTGCTGTAGATTTTTTAGTAGGATCAGCAGTTCTAATAAAGCAATCCGCTCTTGATAGCATAAAAGATGATTTAGTAAAAATAGGGTATCCAGAGCGTGGAGATGACATTATTGTTAGCTACTTGGTCCGAAATAAGTGTAATATTAATAAGTTAAGTACTGTTTCTGGAAATATATTAAATTTACCAGAAGGAGATGTAGGCTTAAATAAAGACTCCACTCATTTCGTAAAGAGGTGGAATGTTTTACAAAACTTTAAAAATATAGGTTGGACAGATTCCAAAAATGTATTAACATGAATACACTAAAAAGATTTCCAGTAAAATATATAAGAGATTATATTAAAAAAGACTATAAAATACGCGATATGTGTTATATCTGTGGTTCTACAGAAAAACTAGAATTACATCACTTATATAGCGTAAGTCAGTTATTTGAAAAATGGTGCACTGTTAATAAGATCAGAGATATTCAAGATGTCGATGTTATTAAACAACTAAGAGTAACCTTTGCAGAAGATTGCAAAGAAGATTTAGATAATGATAATCTATTCACACTGTGTGATAAGCACCACAAACAGTTACATAATTTATATGGACAAAAGTACTCTAACCATTTAGTATCTAAGATTAGGAACTGGTTAGAAACTCAGAAGGCGAAAAATGGCAATTAAAGAAACACCTCAGTGGAGACAATGGTTATCAGAAAAGCTGAATCCAGCTCAGGCGTCTATTGCGTCTCTAGAGCCATATGCAAGCCCAGAAACTATTGTAGAATACGAGCAAGCTTATAGAGAGATTGAGATAGTCCATAGAGCTATTGATTTAGTAATCAATGCTTGTGCAGAGATTCCGTTCATAGTTGAAGGCGCAGGTCCGGCAAAAAAAGTAAATAAACTACTTAATGTTAAACCCAATCCTTTTGAAGATAGAGTACGTCTATTTAGACGCGCATTTTTAGATTTCTACCTAGATGGTAATGCTTTCTTCTATTATGATGGTAATGACCTATACTTACTACCAGCTAACGATGTTGAAATAGTTCCTGATCCAAAAACTTTTGTATCACACTATAACTATTTAGTATCTAATCAGCGTAGTTCTGACTTATTTGGTTATGGTAAGCAAACTCGCAAGTCTTCAGCTATTCGCTTTGAGGCTAATGAGATTATTCACGTAATGGCAGAGAATGAATCTTCTATATTTAGAGGAGTTTCTAAGATTAAATCTATTATTAGATTAATCGAGCTTTACTACTATATGATAAACTTTCAAAGACAGTTCTTTAAGAATAATGCTGTACCAGGATTTGTTCTTACTACTGATAATATACTATCCAAAAGAGTAAAAGAACGTCTACTAGAAGCCTGGAGATCTACCTACACTACTATATTTGATGGCGCTAGAAATCCTGCTATACTTGATGGTGGTTTAAAGATTGATAAGTTTTCTACTGTTAATTTTGATCAGTTAGACTTTGAAGACTCTATAGAACGTATACAACAAGATATGTCTAAAGCTTTAGGAGTACCTTACGTACTACTTAAATCTGGTAATAATGCAAATATTGATGCTAATCAAAAGTTATTTTATTTACACACTGTATTACCTATGCTAAATCAGTTTTGTAGTGCATTCTCTCATTTCTTTAATGCTGGTGTTACTATTAGACCTGATAATCTTTCCGTGCCTGCTTTGCAACCTGACAACAGAACTCAGGCTTTATACTACTCTACTCTGGTAAACACGGGAATTATAACCCCGAATGAAGCTCGTGAAGGATTAAGATTTGCAAAACTTGATGGAAATGATACTATAAGAATACCACAAAATATTACGGGTAGTGCTACTGATGCCTCCCAAGGTGGTAGACCAGTAGACCCTACTGCTACTAGCGATCAAGGAAGTGCTCAATGACAGATAAAACATTTTATTTAAACAGCTCCTTCGAAGCTAAATCCTTTTCAAAAGGCTCTAAGTCTTTAAAAATTGCTGGATATGCTAATACTATTACTAAAGACCGTTCTGGTGACGTTGTCACCGCTGAAGCATGGGCTAAAGGCGTAGAGAACTATAGAAAAAATCCAGTAATGCTATATCAACATAAACATGATTGCCCAATCGGGCGTATTGAAAAAATAATAGTTGATAAAAAAGGTATTTACGTAGAAGGTGCAGTTAGCGATGCTGCTGAAACAAATCACGGAATTCATACACTGATTAAAGATGGAGCCCTTAAAAGCTTTAGTGTTGGTTTTCGTGTAAAAGACGGTAAGTATAATCGCAGTGATGATTCTATGACTATTACAGAAGTAGAATTACTAGAAATCTCTATTGTAAGTGTTCCTTGCAATCAAGATTCTCTATTTAGTATCCGTAAAAGTTTCGACTCATCGGATGACTATAGTAAATTCGTAAAAGAATTTAAAGAAATTGATCAAGATGATCAAAAAGCAATGCGTAGAATTAAAGCTGGTATTACTGATATGGCTTCTGGTCACTATCATACTGTAGAAGTTGATGAAAACGGAAACGGTGTAACAACTTACGCTTCGCATATGACGAATCACGCTCATAAAATTGTCAACGGTATATTATTAGAAGCTGAAGGGCATTCTCACAGTATTACCATGGTAGGCGTGCCAATTCATGATATGGAGGAAGGTCTTTTAACTAACCAAAGACCGTTATCTCCGACAGAGGAGGAAGCAATGAATACATCAAAACAAGATATAGTTGAGGAGACTAAAGCTGCTACAGTGGATGCTCCTGAACTAACAGCTGAAAAAGCTAGTTTTGAGGTAGAAGTTATTTCTGAAGAACTTTCAGAAAAAACTATTAATACTACTATAGAAACTATTGCCATTTCAGATGAAGTAGAAACTAAATCTGCTGATACAGCTTCAACAATAGACGCTGAAAAAGACGACGAAGAAGAATTCCAAGCTCGTGACCCGAACGAGGTAATACCCTTCGTTAGCTTGTTATCTGCAGACACAGCAGAACTTCAAAATGGGGACCTAGTAAATTATAAAGAAAAAATGTATAAGGTCCTGAAACTTGCAACTGCCCAAAGCCCAATATTTAAATTTTTAGAGATTGACGCAGAAGGTAAAGATTGTGATAATGTACTTAATGTGAATGCAGAAGAAATTTCCCAAGTCACTAAAACTAACAAAAACAATACTAGTGAAGACGCTATTGTAAACAAAGAGCTTCACGAAGATTCAACAAAGGAGAACGACACCATGGCTGAACAAGTCGTAGAAACAATCGACCTTACAGAAGCAACTAAATCTGTACAAGTCGAAAACAGAAAAACAGTTAATACTGTTTCTGATCCTAGAGTTGCAAATCTGGTTGAAAAAACTGGTGAAGCACTTATTAAAAACGCTGATGCACAAGACCTACGCGGTGGTGCCTCATATGCAGAACAAGCAGAGCTTAAAGAGCTGCAATTCGAGATTTCAAAGTACAAAGATGAAATCAAAGCATTACAGTCAACCAAAATGCTATATCAAGAGAATCAAAGCCGTGGGGCTCAATTCTCTGAGAAAGAAATGGCTAATGCCGTTCTTCTTTCTAAAATGCTAAACAAGCGTGATGTATTTGATACAAAATTCGGTTCACGTATGAAGGCTGTCACTACTGTAGATCAGTTCCTAGCTAACTTCTCTTCCAACATCTACACAGAAATGGAACAACAACTAGTTATTGCTCCTATGTTCAACCGTCTAGCAGTAGACGCTAAGACATTCCGCGTACCAGTTGCTGATGAAGATACAGACGGCGATGTTGCAATGTTCAAATCTGGTACATACTCTACCGGTATTGGTGACATCACAAACGTTCCAACTTCTAATCAAAACACTATCTCTTCTGTAGACTTTACTCCACATAAGTTTATGGCTACAACTCACCTAGCCAAAGACGAAGAAGAAGATACAGTTCTACCACTACTAGATTTCCTACGTGCTGCTGCGACTCGTCGTCTAGCTCGCGCTATTGATAAGTCTATTCTTCGTGGTACAGGCGCTCTAACAGGCTTTACAGCTTCACCAACAAATGCTATCACAGTAGGTGCTGCTAACGGTTATGCCTCTGTTATTACTGGTGTTACTAAGCTAGCTCAATCAGCTTCTCTATCAGTATCAACTGGTTCAGCAAACGATAAAGCTGATCCTTCAGATATCGCAGCTGCTCGTACTGCTATGGGTAAATATGGCCTACAACTAGGAAATGATCTAGTTTATGTTACATCTATCCAAGGCTATAACAACCTAGTTACTACTTCAGATTTCCAAACTGTTGATAAATTTGGACCAAACGCTACTTACCTAACCGGTTCTGTTGGCGCTGTCTACGGTATTCCAATCGTAGTTTCTGAATTCCTTGACAACGTTGGTACAACTGCTAACGCTCTAGGTACTCTACTGTACAAGCCAGGATTTATGATCGCAGAACGTCGTGGTATTGAAATTGAATCTGAGTACGAACCACGTCAACAAGTAACAGCTATGTATATGTCAACTCGTTTTGACTTCAAAGCTCTTACAACTGTTGCTGATGCGGCTCTTAGCTCTGCTAAATACGCTTACGCTGTTAACGTTAACGCAGGTTAATTTAGACTTAACATCGTTAAGGCTACAGGGGGAGGCGGTCACACGCCTCCCCTTATTTAATGATAAGGTAGGAAACTATGACAGAGAAATTTGAAGAAGATTTAGGTAAATATACATATGTTAACTTAGCTCAGGTCAAGGATTATCTTAGCATATCTAGTAATACCCAAAATGCTAGATTATCAAATATCATATCCTACGCTACTGGCGTAATTGAACATTATATAGGTCATGAGTTACTTGCGAATGACTATGTAGAGATTTTTGACGGCGGTAAGTCCTCTGTATTTACGAGTAGACTACCGTTAAATAACGTATATCAAGTAACAGAATTTAATGGAATTGAGCATCAAATGCTTAATGATTGTACCACTATAGGTACTCCTGTAAATAAAATTACCGATCAGTTTAGCTTTGGATTTGTAGGTAATGGTCAGCTTACTACTAGAATTAAAAACTTTGGAGTATCTAGTTTAGACTTAGGCACTTCAGACTATTTAGTAGCTACTACAGTTCCTGAAACTATGAAAATGTATGAAGGCGATTTTACAATTGAGGCTTTTGTAAGAATTGACGAAGCTACCATACAGAATAATGTAATATTCGCAATTAATACTGATGCAAGTAACTATATGAAATTCAGCATGGCTAATCAATATGGATTAGCTTTTGAGTCTAATATTAGTGGTGCTGCTACTGTAGTACGCGGAGCTAATACTTCTATTGAAGCTCAGCAATTTACTAAACGTAAGTGGGCTCACGTAGCTATTTCACGTAAGCTAGATGATGAAAAGTTATACTTACACTATAATGGTAATACTATAGCAAATGCTAGTTATAGCGTATCTAATTTAACTTTTACATCTAATGTGGAAATCGGTACTACGTTTAAAGGTTATATAGATGAGCTTCGTGTAAGCAATAAGGCTAGATATACGGCTAATTTTACTCCTCCTACTAATCGTTTTAGACCTGATGATGATACTGTGTTGCTATTACACTTTGATGGCAAGCAGGGAGCTAAAAACGTATACGATGTACATGGCGCAGTAAGCGACTATACATTCAGTAGAGATCACGGCGAAATAATGAGAGAAAATCTAGCTGGGTCAGTTAAGGGCGGTATAAAAAGAAACTATCCAGCCATGACATTAGCTGGGCCAGCTGCTTTCCAAGGATATCCTAGTGGAGTACGTGTATCTTATCGTGCTGGTTATGAAAATAATACAGTACCTCTTGATATTCAGATGGCTACACTAGACTTTATCAAGCTATTATATAAACAAGACCAAGACAAAAAAGGTTTTACCTTTGAGGGTGAAAGCGGCGATAAATATCCGCTAGCTGGAAGTTTTCCTCCACATATTAGACGCATACTAGATATGTATAGGATCATTATGTAATGGTAGCTGTTAAGACTAAAATAACTTCTAAAACAACCTCTTCTGACGGTAGAATAAAAGTAGCTTCTAACGATTCTTTATCTCTAGCTAAAGCTCTTAAAACTTCTCAGCAGTTATTTAGGGCATCTTGGGTCGATACTAAATATAGCTCTGTGCTCAGATCTTTAGCTAATAGGCTTAACTCACAGATAGAGTTAGCTATTGTTGCTGAGCTAGGTGGTGGACAAATTAAGGCAGGTGAAGGTGGTTTTTATCCTGACTTTTTTTTAAATATTGATGGAGAAGCAGTACTTAGAGAACAAAAACTAGTATCTACTGAAGAAACAGATACGGGAGTAGTTAGAACAGGCGATGTAGGATTAGCTGGCGGTAAGGGTATAGTACTAAATACGGGTAGACGAAAGTTACTAACAGGTTTTGACACTAAATCTGGTATCCCTATACCGCAGTATAAAGAGGCGCTAACTACTAAAATTTATAATGACTTAAAAGCTAATGTAGGCAATTCTATTAAGCTACTAGCCATACTTAACGGTAGGAGCATAGCAGCTAAGTCTATTAAAAATACCCTAACAATTAAAGCTAATGCTATTGATATACCTGTGCAATTTCGAGGAGTGCTACAAAATAGAACTATTAAGTTTTCTTGGAAAGACATAGAAAAAAGTGTTATAGCAGGAAAAATGAGAATACAAGTAACTTTACCAAAAAAGGCTACTGACACTAATATTAATTTAAACTTATATTTTACAGCGGGTACTATTACTAAAGCTTTAAATGATATGAACAGGGTAGTAATAAAAGAACTAAATGGATCACTAGGAATAACTATACTCAAAGCTTTATCAGAGCTGACTACGCTACCATCTGGCATTACCCAAAAAGAAGTAGAAAAGTTTTTACAAGATAATGGTTTTACACATGCATTAGCTTATATAGCAGGATCGGCTATTATATCTCGTGGCACAGTAAAAATTAGTAAACCTAAACAAACTAAAGCTCAGCCTGTTAAGACACAAGGATTTCTGTCTAGTATACAGTGGACAGCACTAGTACAGAATCTGCTTAAAAAAACTATGAGAAAAAGCGGAGCAGCTAGACGACCTAATTTAGTCGAGAGATCTGGAAGATTTAGAGAGAGCATAAGAGTAGTCCCAAATTATAGAGCTAACTTATTAAAGTTTTATTATCTGCCTCTTTATAGTCACTTACAGGCTTATGGTTATAATCCAGAACAACAGATAGTTCGTAGTATAAGAGAAGTAGCACAACAAGCTTATGCAAGACAATTTAATATACAAAGGATGTAATCTATGCCTGTAAATAGAAGAACTGAAATAGTTCAGTTTATTGTAACTAGATTAAAAGAAATAGACGGTGGAGTATCGCCCTATGATAACTCCTATACCTTTGCAACTAACGTATTTGATAATGTATTTCGTAAAATTAGATTCTTAGACGAAGTTAATGACTTTCCATCGCTCTACGTTTCTGCTGGAACCGAAATTCGAGATTTTCAATCTGAAAATTTGACGGAAGCTACGTTAGACGTTATTATAAGAGCATACGTATATGGAGAAGATAATTCACAAACACTATCTGATGATTTAGTTCAAGATGTTGAACATATCATATACGCACTTGGCGATAATCCTGATAAGGGTATATTAGATATAACAATAGATAATATTATTACTGATGAGGGATTAGCTTTACCTTATGGTTTAGCAGAAATTGAATTATCAATAGTCTATAGACTAGAAAACTAAGGAGAAATAAATATGGCATCTCTTAATTTACAAAGAAATTCCGAGGTATTCTTCTCTTCCGTTGACTTAAACGGAGGGGCAGCAGTTACCGCTATGACGCCACAAAACACATGGAAGCTTGAAGTGCTTGCTGGTTTTGCTGTGTCTTCATCTGCCGCTACTCAAGATATTACCAGTCTAGAATCTGGTACTACTCCTGATCGCTCACAACAAAGATTCAATACAGCAATCAACCCTGTTGAATGGAATCTACAAGTATACCTAAGACCTACAGGTGTTGTTACTGGCGCAGCCGCTAACGGTACTGGTGCTGGAACAAATGCCTCTGGTAATGCTAAACCTGTAGCTGACTGGTTTATGTGGCAGTCTTTGATATCAAATACTAAACCAACTTCTGGTACAGCTGATCAATCAGTATGGTCTACAGGTGGTAAACTTGTTACAACTAACGTTGCAGCCGGAACAGGGTCTCACTCTTCTCGTACAAACTTCTCAACAGCTAGTGAAAACCACCTTTATTTTAAACTTGATAACGTTATTTATCAGGTTCAAGCTGCTACTGTTAACGGCGCTGCTGTTGACGCTGGTATTGAAGAAATTGCTACCACAACTTGGAGTGGCATGGGTACTATACTAACTGAACTTACTGGTACACCGCGTGATAATGCTATATCAGTATTTGGTGGGGTACTTAATAGTGGTTCTTCTGTTCTTGCTAACTCTAACGCAAGTGCTTTAAGTGTTGCTGCTGCATATCATCCTTTTAACACTATGAACGTAGCCGGAACTGTAGCAACTAATTCGTTTATTAAAAACCGTCTTAGCTCTATAGAATTCCATCATAAACCTACTGCTGCTGGTACTGACGTTAAATATGTGTTCCCAGTTACAGCTCTTAGCTTTGACTACAACAACAATATGACGTATCTAACTCCAGAACAACTAGGTTCACTTAATTCACCTATCGGCCAATTTACTGGTACTCGCGCTGTAACAGGCTCAGCTACTATGTATCTTCGCGCTGGAGACACTGAGTCAGCACAGTTCCTACGTAATATTGCTAACGATTCTAGAACTACTTCTTCAGCTACTTCTAATGCTAATCTTATCATTGGTGGAGCTACTGCACCTTATGTAGCCTTCCAACTAGATGCTTGTCAGTTTGAGTTCCCAGTACTAGCAATTGAAGATGTTATTTCTTTAAGTGTTAACTTTGTTGCTCAAGAGCCTGCAGCTACTAAAGGTGATGGTGGTGAAGTTAAAATATTCGCTGCTAAGTCTTAATAACTAAACTAAAGTGTTTCTGAGGGGGAACATTGTCTATTAACCAGAGAGTGTCTATCCGCTTGCAAATCAAGGTTCCCCCTCACCTTAGAACGCAGATATGCAGATAGACACTCACATTTAAATGAGGGAAAATCATGAGTAAAATTAAAAATATGATCGCTAAAGAATCGTCAACCTGGGTTCCATTCCCAGAAATTGAAGATTTTGAGGTGAATCTACGCTTTTTGACTAGAGAAGATCTACAAAAGGTCAGAACATCTAGTTTAACGTTTAAGTTCAATAAAAGAACTCGTCAGCGTGAAGAAGAAGTTGATAGTGCTAAGTTTCTTGAAGCATATGCTGAGAAAGCTATTGCAGGTTGGAGGGGCTTAAAAGTAAAGCACCTACCACTATTGTTACCTGTTGACATTTCTTCTATGGACCCCAATGAAAATATTGATTATAGTGATGAAGAAGCATTAGAATTATTAAAAAATTCTACAATCTTTGACCAGTTTGTTACAGATACTATGAACGACT